CAAGGTCATCATTGAGCATCACGTGCAAGCAATAAAACCTGTCAAGAAAATTTGGCGTATGAAGAAACCTGAAATAGAACCAGTGGCGTGGATGATATCAACATATAAACCCAAGCAAAAGAAACCAAAAGCCTTGCGAGTATCCTATTCCATTGAAAATTTACTCAGGTTTGTCAATAAAACTCACACAAGGATTGGCAAGCATGTCGAAATCATTGGAAAGAAAAGAATAATCATTAAGCGAAAGCGAATAATTGGTAACAATCTTATCCATGTAGACACACACCATGAACATGGACAACTGCGAAATCAAGATGTATCACTGGACAATTTCACAAAAGACACACTCACATATATGTGCACCATAAAGAAAATCCAACAACCAGTTGATCCAAACCAACTAAAGACAGGAAATAGTGGGTATGTCTTCTTTGAAAATGAAGATAAAAATCAAATTAGAATAGTGCGCGGACTACAAGGAAATAACATAGTTGATGCACTGAGCTACATCCCAAAGGGTTTACACAATATAAAACACTTAAGTGATTCATTTGAGATGAAACACTTAGATGAAGCACTCGAAGTCAAGCGCGCTAGTTGGTGTCAACCAACAGTTCCAGTTGATCACATGTGTAGTTTTGATTGGGATGATTCAACAAACATAGCATTTGGGAAAATGCTAACACAAGCATTCATGCCACAACTGGATGAGCACTGTTCAAAGTGTGCAAAGAGGGCGGCTGAGCGTACATGGGAAGAGATCTGTAAAGACTTTTCATCATCTCAAATGATTCAAGCCATGAAACATGCTGAAACGGACAAACGGTGGGAATTTCCTTCAAAAATATTTCAATTGGTAGAACGAGGACTTCAACAGCCAGATATGCCAATTGAAATATCTGAAGAGATAGCAAGAATTTGCTATGGTAATAATTGTGAACCGTTCAGAAACATACTGAAAGTACTCGCAGTACTTGATAAGCCTGACTTCACGGATGAATCAGCATGGAAGGAAGCTCATTTGAATTTACTTCAAATAGCACGCTACATGAAAAATCGTGAGATGCGAGTCAAAGGAGGCGATCTTAGCACGTTCATAAACAAAGTACCACCAACTTCTAAGAAATTATGGTATTTTGGAAACTACACAGAAAGTCGCGATTACACACAACATTTGAACAACTTGAAGAGAGACGCACAGGCATTGTATGCAAATTGGTTTAAGCAAGTCCAATACACAAAGGAAACACTACCAACTGAGAGGAAACACATAAGAGGAGTCAGAAAGTTGAGCGCGAATTTATTATTTGTACCACATACACTTAATGAGGTAAGCAAAGCAGTGCAGGGAATAAAAGTGGAAGCATTTGACATTGATAAAACATGCATTTCTATGCGTGACAATCAGTTCGTTCACACTTGCTGCTGTGTCACACATGATGATGGCAAACCATATTACTCACAAGTAAGATTTCCCTACGCAACAATGCATGCAGTTGGAAATTGTACAAATTTTCAATTTTTGGATCTCCCGAAAGCATGGGATGGGCAGCTAGCTGAAGCAAAGGAAGGGTTTTGTTACGTTCACATCTTTATAGCAATGTATTTGTATATTCCAGCACACTATACACAAGGTTATATAAATTTAATTAACACTAAAATAATACCAGCATTGGGACCGTGGCCAACGTTGAAACGAGTAGCAACCGCATGTTGTTTGATAACTCTATATTATCCAAGCGTAATGGAAGCCGAGTTGCCTGAAATTTTAGTTGATCATGAACATAAAACAATTCATGTGGTTGATAGCTTTGGATCGGCATCATTCGGATATCATGTTTTAAAAGCCAACACGATACGTCAACTTTTACCAATCATGTCTGATGAAATTAAAAGTGAAATAGCAGAATACAATGTCGGAGGCACAAGTAAATTAAACGCAACAACTATAAAACATCTCGTAAGAGCAACATTTAAGAAAGATAATTTCAAACAATTAATGGAAACAAACCCTTACCTAATTTTAATAGGAGTTTTATCACCTGTAGTCTTAAAACAATTATTTGAGAGTGGATCGCTGCAACTTGCAATAAAGTATTTCATGGAAACAAACATTGACTTATTTAATGTATGCTGCATTATGGAATCATTAGCACGAAAGCAACGCAAATCAGACACAATTATGCACCAACTAAGCACGTTGTATAATGTTTATCCACAATTAATTGAAGTTTACCGCGATATGCATATTAACACACCTGAACAGGCAATTGCACATAAACTTACGCTCGATTCAATGCAAAGGATTGTAGAAATTAATAACGCGGACGTGCATCTAGTACATGGCGGATTTTGTACATTAAATGAAAACATGAG